GTTTTTTGAGAAGTTTGAAAATATGTTTGGCATCGAGCCAGATATGATTCAGGCTTTTGACGATTATGTGCAAGGCTTGCAAGGCTTTGAATGCGATTTAACATATGTTTTGTTTGATAGCGACACCGATTCTCTCTATCCTGAACAATGGTCAGAATTATTAGCTCAATTAGAAGAACACGATGTGGATATAATTGAGGGTAGTTGGGCGGAAATGGACTAGAATGAGCGAAGACAAAGTAAATCGCCCAAAGCATTACAACATTAACTGGAAGGGCGAACAAGCTATAGAAACCTACACTTATATTCGCTCTTGGAAGATGGATTATCCAGAAAGCAATATTATTAAATATGTTACACGCCATCCTTATAAGGGAAAATCATTACAAGATTTAAAGAAAGCGCGTTGGTATTTAGATAAACTTATTCAAGAAGTAGAGACAAATGAAAATAGGTGACCTAATTCGACATAAACAAACTAAGATTATAGGCTTGATAACAAAAGAACTTGGACCAATGAAAGAAAAACCTTATTTTTATTATGATGTGGCAATCTGTGTAGAAGAAACACTAGAAAATATGAGAGCACCATTGAATTCGTTATTACGATTTTGGGAGGTAATTAGTGAAGCTTAAAGAAGCCTTAACTTATGACGACGTATTATTAGTGCCGCAATATTCCGATATTAAAAGTAGAAAAGAAATTGACATTGGCAATTATTTAGACAGTCGCATTCATTTGGATTTACCTATCATATCTTCTCCCATGGATACTGTAACTGAAAGTGCGATGAGCATGGCATTAATGAATGTTGGTGGCTTAGGCATCATTCATCGCTATAATACAATACAAGAACAATGCAAACTAGTCAAAGATATAACAACCACAGGCTACAGAGCAGCTGCAGTTGGAGTCACAGGAGATTATCTTAAACGCGCGGTTAATTTATTCGATGCAGGTATAAATGTTATTTGTATTGACGTCGCACATGGACATCATATTTTGATGAAAGAAGCCATAGCAGCCATTAGAGAAGAATTAGGTGATATGGTGCATATCATGGCTGGTAATGTAGCTACTCTCCAAGGGTTTAACGACTTATCAGACTGGGGGGCAAACAGTGTTAGATGTAATATTGGGGGCGGATCTATCTGTTCTACACGAATCCAAACTGGGCATGGTTTGCCTGGACTTCAAACAATTATGGATTGCGCTCACAGCGACCGGGATACCAAAATTATTGCTGACGGAGGCATCAGGTCTAGCGGAGATATTGTCAAAGCTTTGGCTGCCGGGGCTGATTTTGTTATGCTTGGTTCACTCTTGGGTGGAACAAATGAATCGCCAGGAGAAAAAGTAGTTACTCTAGGTGGCATTAAAAAGAAATATCGCGGAATGGCAAGTAAAGATGCTCAAATCGATTGGCGTGGCAAATATAGTTCGAACGAAGGCGTAAGCACCCTAATTGATTTTAAAGGTCCAGTAGGTTTGATTTTAGATGACCTAGCGAAAGGTATCAAATCTGGTCTTTCCTATTCAGGATGCAGAACAATTGAAGAATTGCAGACTAAAGCTCAGTTTGCGCGCCAAACCAGCGCCGGCTTGGGTGAGAGCAGAACACACATATTATTTAAATGAAAAAAAGAAAAATAGTTCCAGAAGACGCAAAATATATTAGAGTTCCAAGTTTGGGAACCTTAGATGCCAATTTGCGTATTAAACTTAAGTTTGATGACATAACCAAGTTCTGGTTTTTCAATGAATACATCAAGGCATACCTTTTGGAAGACCCAACATTGATGCCTTTTATAAATAAAATTAAAGAAAGTAGCATGCTTTCTAGGAAATTTAAATTGAAAAAAGCTGGCGAACTTCGCAAAAAAGAACAAGATATTATTAATCGTTTTGGTTTAAATCAAAACGAGATAGAAGATATTTTCGACATGATCGAAAGGGAAAAAGGTGATATATGAAATTATGTGCAGAAACCTGTTATAAAAATAAAGTTTCTTGTGGTGAAAAAACGTGCAGAATGTGGGTAGACTATGGTAATGATTTAAATTGCGCGCAAATATCAATTAAAAAAAATGGACCCATGACTTTAAAGCAAGTAGGCGAACGTTTAGGTATATCTTATGTCCGCGTGACACAAATAGAAAAAGAAGCTCTAAAGAAATTAGAAAAAAACCGTTTTAAGAAAGAAGATACTAATTATAACAACCAGTAAACCAAAAGATGCCCAGCATCTATAAATTAGTCAAGGAGAAAGACATGTCTAAAAAAACATTATTGGAAGAAGGAACTATTCGGCGCTTCATGAAGTTGGCTGAAATGGGACCTATAGGAGATAACTTTGTTAGCAACATGTTTAACGAAGAAGAGGAGCCTACTCCCGAAGAGGCAGAATATGACGAAGCCGAATTTGACGCCGGCGAAGAGTTAGGTGCTGAGCTTGAAGGTGGAGATGAAATGCTGGACGTTGGCGACGACGTTTTAGATGATGAGGCAGAAGATGTGGAAGCGGGTGTCGATGGTGAGCTTACGCTTACTGATGAAGAAGCAGAGGCATTCTTGGCTGTTGCTGATAGAATCCGCGCCGCTCTAGAAGGTGGAGAGGCGCCAGAAGAAATTCCTGCACCCGATATGGGCGTTGAAGACGAAGGCGAAGAAGAGCTAGATGTTGAGTTTGACACTGGTGAAGAAGAATTAGACGCTGACACAGGTGAAGAAGAATTAGACGTTGATGTTGAAGAAGAGGAACTTGTACAAGAGGGTCCATCCGCAGTTAACGAGTCTCTGATTAACCAAGTTGTGCAGCGAGTAGCCAAGCGCTTGACAAAGAAAAGAAAATAAATTATACTTTCTCTAGCGATGGAGGCTTAGATGCAGGGATTCTTTTGGTTTTTTCTGGGTGGTTTCGTTTATCTTATTTTAGATAAAGTACTATTATTTCACAAAAAAATACAATTCTTAGCCGATATCAAAATACACTCCTTTCAGCTTATTGGCATGGCATATGAACAGTTGGTTTTTGCTATGACACTTAAGTACGTTTCTCTTGAAGATTCACACCTGAATGAAGAAAAAATAAAACTGCATAAAAATATAGATGAAGCGGCTTTTTCAGCATGGAAAAAAGAAACAGCTAAAAAATTAAAAGATTCCATACCCGTTATTTATAGAGACGCTCTGGACATAGAGAACTGGGACGATATAATGAACACTTTAGATGCACATTATAAAAAATGCATTCGCGAACGAAGGGAGGATGAAGATGTCAAAACGAAGACGACGACTTAAAGATGAAGATATATCCGACAAGGAAGTATTAGATGCTCTAAACTCAGCCCAACACCCTCCATTGCGAGCAGTTAGTTTGTTTGGCGATTTAGACGAAGAGCGCCTCCAAGACGTTTGTAATGCCTTGGTTTATCTCAATCACACGTGCTATGAACTTCCAACTATAGAAGGTGAAGATGCATATGTAAAGCCAATTGAGTTTTATATATCTACATGGGGCGGCGATGCTCTAGGAATGTTTGCTATATATGATTTAATGCGTATGATACGCGAAGGGTGTCCCATATACACATGTGCCATTGGAAAAGTTATGTCTGCTGGTGTTCTTCTGTTAGCTGCTGGGACCAAAGGCAAAAGACGCATAGGCAAGAACACTCGTATAATGTTACATTCTGTTCGCGGTAGTCACATGGGAGCCATTCATTCATTAGAAAATGAAATGGCTGAAACCCGTTGGATACAAAATCAACACATTGATGCACTTGTTAAAGAAACTAAGTTGACAAAGAAAAAATTAAATACTATGCTTAATAAGAAGGTCGACGTTTACTTAAGCGCCGACGATGCAATAAAACTAGGTATTGCGGATATCATTGTATAAGGAACTATTTATATTATGACTGAAATTGATAAGCTAGTAGAAAACTATTTTGCGCCACGTTCTAAAACCATCACAAAGAAAATGTTGTATGAGATGATTGATGAGGTGTTGGAAGAGAAAGATGTTAAAAGGATAATGGAAATTGCAGTGGCAACTCCAGTGGGGTGGGCAAATAAAGTAGTGCAGTCTTTAAAAGGTAATTTTCCCGATGCTGAAGTCAAAGTCAAATCCCTTCCTCAAACAGAAGCAGGTACTATTGAAATAACCAATATGGGCGGTCCTAAGAAGCGAGATGAAGCCGTTAAACAAATTTCTGAGGAATTTGGGATTGTAGAGGGTAGTGAAAAAAAGTATAGACAAAGCGACTATAATATTGGAGCTAAATTGGTTAATGGACCAAGGTTTTTGTTTAAAAATGGACGGAACACATTAGAGAAAGAAAATATAACCTTGGAAGCACTACAAGAGTTGCTAAAAATCTTAGCTGAAAAACATGGTTTAGAAAATATGAGAATTAAGTTTTCAGAAAAAATGAATGTCGGTGATGAAGCGATGGGTCAAAAATCAGTTTTTTATGATGTAACTCCAACAGCTGATAATATCAAAAGCACTCCTAAAGCTGATTTTGTTATTGGAGACAAGATCTATATATCACATAAAGCTGGAAAAAGTGCCAAAGATTTCGGACAGTGGAGTGGGGTAAGTAGTAAATCGGGCTTTAGTGAGCAACCGGCGGTGAAAAACTTTGAGGCGCTTTTAAAGAAGGTGTTAGAGGATATAGATTATATCGACACCGACAAGCCCGAAAATCAATATCCCAATGCTATTGATTTTCAAAAGGACATCAACGAACCAAATTTGCTTCTCAAGGCAGTATTTGGAAAAAAATATGATCCGGAAAAGCCGTCTTCCGAAGATAACGTTGACTTTGTTTTACAAGGGGAAATAGATTTAATACCTGAACTGGACGGAAACGACGAAACCACAGAAGTCTTTGACATACGCGCCGACAGAGTATTTGCTGCAAGCCTTGCGGCACCGCAGGTTAACCCTGACGATGAGACTGACGATGATCGGCTAAAAAAGCAGCTTGAAGTTCTCAAAGGTTTTTTTAGTGAGGGCTATCTGCCCGTTTTGTCGGCACGTTTTGCTACTAAACGCAAAAGCTTTAATATAAAAGGTGCGCGAGCGACAATATACACGCAGACAGGAAGATATCCCAATTTTATATTTACTCCGGAGAGCACCCCTAGCGACTTTGATTTTGTCCCACACGAACTCAACAAAGCACAACTTAAAAATGTTAAAAAGTTTTTCGCGAAAATACAGAACAAAGAAAGCACCACTTATGACAAAATGAGCAATTCCATTATTAATTTAATTTATAAAGAGGTATAAGTGCTCGTTCAAGAACGCTTCAAAGATTATAACAAACAACACTGTTGGCAATATGAGATACGACTTCAAAACTTGGAAAAGGATCTCAAAGAGATTGGCTTATCCAAAGCCGAAGCCCAACAGCTACGCACAAGCGACTTTGACTTTACTTATGTCGACAAGACAAACAAAGAAACTTGTGCTGAAATAAAACAATTTATAGAACGACACGAATGGCTGGGGAAGATACCCAATCGCCCAACACAAAGATTTACAGCAAGATTAAAAAAGAATAATGCTTTGGCTGGCGTAGTCATTATGGCAACACCCAACGCATTCAGTCATCTATTAGGAAAAGAAAACCGCGATTTAGAAAAGTTAGTAGCTCGCGGAGCCAGTATTAGCTGGGCACCAAAGAACCTAGCTTCATGGCTTGTATCCTCCTCAGTTAAGTGGATGGTAAAGCATACAAACTTTCGCATATTTACAGCATATTCAGACCCAGAAGCCAAGGAACTAGGAACTATATACCAAGCTATGAACTGGATG